AAGTTCTTCTTCTTTGTTGCCATTTGTTATTTTCTCCTAATTGCAATTGGTATTAATATACGTATATTATACTAAAATTAGTTATGGATAGCAACGATTAGTTTTGATTTATTTGGGCTTTACCAGAGAGTGCGAACAGGGTTAGATCTCCTGGATTCTCAAAACCAAGCACAGTGCATGATCTGGATTGGTCACCTTGGTATATCACATCTTTCGTAATTGAATATCTGCCCGAGCAGTTCTCATAGATCCATTTACGCATCTTCTCCACGTCGGCCTCGTGTGCCTTTACCACTGTGTTAACGAAGTGTGGTGGTAACATGTCCAGTTCTCGTTTGAAGAAGTTGTTGGGATTGATCTTCATGTTAAGTAACTCCACAGTGCTATTGTCAGCAATCCAAAACACAGGATTGAGATGGATACCTCATTCATGAACCAGTCCTTGAAGGTTTCCCATAACATCTGTAGTAGGCTAGTCATCGTACTGAACAGTCATACCCCACGGTGCTTCTATGTTTTTCTCATATGGGTTGTTGATCAGGAATATTGTATCACAGTAATGTTCGTCACCCCAACTGTTGAAAGGCCAACCATCTGTGAACATAACAAACTTCTTAGGCTCTATGCCTTGCTCTTTCATGTAATCCCAATTACATTCAAACTCCGTACCACCGCCTGAACCCAGTTGGTAGTCTAGCAATTCATCTGAGTTGTCTGGTGTAAACACAACAGGATTAAACACCTCTGTGTCGAATGACCATAAATGTATTCTAAAGTCTTTGTATTGATCCATGATGTTCTTAACTTCTGTAAGGAACTCTCTACACTGTTCATTGCTTATCGATCCCGAGGCATCGAGAGCCAAGCATATGTCAATCATCTCATCATTGGCCTGTCCCGGCAGTATGGCAGATGTGTGCCATGATTTCCTGCTGGGTCTCATCCATGTGTAGTCTGACTTGATGGTACTCATTATCTGTTGTTGTAGTATCTCTCTCCAGTCCATTTTAGGTTCTGTGAGATCACTAACTAGTCTTTTTAACGCACCTGGTAAATTACTGGCACCTGTTGACTGTGCGGCACTCACCATTGCTTCTTTGACTTCGTCTCTAATTTTTTTAAGTTCTTCTTTGGTGTATATGGGTTTTCCCTTGCCTGGCGTGTTGGCCTTGTCACCACCCTTGCCTTCACCTTCTGCTTCTCCCCACTCCTGGTGGTCATCCATCAGCTCACCCAGTTTCTCCAAGAACTTCTTACCGTTCTTCTTGGCAGTCTTGAACAGGTCATCGTAGATCCTTTCACTAGCCCAGTCCTTGTACTTGTCGTCCTGGAAGCCTTTGTTCTCACCTTTAGCGCCTTTGGGCATGTCACCAATATTACTATCTTTCAATATCTGGTTCACGGCATAGTCCGCCGCTATGTTCCAGAGTTGTGGATCTCTGTCGCCAATCCTTACAAGCATGTGTTCGAATACATTGTGCAAAACCTCGTGTCCAAACAAGAACTCTGTTTCTTTGGGTGTAAGTGAATCTATGAACTTCGTGTTGTAGTAGAAGTGTCTACCATCTGTACCTGCTGTCGGACACCAGTCGTCTGCATTCACGAGTTTAAGTCTAGTAGCAAGATTGCCAAAGAAAGGGTGCTTCAGTAGTAAAGCAATCCTTCCAGTGACTAATTTATCTATGATTCTTTGATCTGACACTATTTAGACTCCAATCTTGTTTCGTATTTTGCTTTGAAGTAATCGTGTGTGACATAAGATGCTGTCATGAACCCTGCGATGAATATCAAAAGATAGATCGCCGTGTTCTTCAAGTTCTTTGTGAACCCACCCTTACCTTTGTTTCGTTTGTATGCTTTCCACATCCACCAAAATCCTGCGACTGTTAGTATGACGCTGATTGCTATGATCCAGGGATTGTTCGCCATCGCGGTACCTGAGGCACCAAATATTAAAAACAACAATCCGTTAATATAACAGGCCGGACACATTATTTAGACTCCATAGCAGTAATAACATACTTGCCAAACTTCTTATGGAACCTATCAAATGATTTCAACTTGCTAGGATCAAACGGAAGTTTGTAGTTCGTTAAGGCAATCTTCGCACCCATAACAACCAACTCTGTCTCGAAGTTGTCCATCATGTAGTTGAAGAACCTGTCCGCTTGTTCATTCCAAGTCTTGTCTTTCTTCTCGTGTGACTGTTGTAATTCATAACACAAAGAAACTGTAAGAGAGTACATCGCTGATATCTCTTTAGTCTTCAGATCCTTAACCTTACCGCTCAATATGTCAGATGGGTTTGGTAACTGACCGCTAATTTTACGATGATTCATAAATTTAACGGCCAGCCCTTCTCCTACACAACCTGCTACGAGGTCAGTGAGCGTACTTTCTGGCAGGTCATCTGATAGAAGTTGGGAAACGAAACTCCATGATCTTGGAGTTGCGAATGATCTAGAGCTACCTCTGGGATCGAAATCGTATAAATCTTGTTTTGCAAATGTGCAATAACCTACAACGTCTGCGTGAACGTGTTGATTAGTCGCCCATTCCATCCAATCTTCAAAGTCCACTCTTAACTCTATGTGGACAAATCTGTTTGCTAACGGAGCCGGCATTCTGTAAGTGACACCTTTGTCACTGTCTCTGTTACCTGCCGCTACAATTGAAACACCTTTGGGTAGGTGATACTGTCCTACTCTTCTGTTTAGTATAAGTTGATATGCCGCCGCCTGTACAGCCGGTGCCGCCGAATTTAATTCGTCTAAGAAAACTATTGCAGTAGACTCGGGATCAGTTGGCAGTTCCGCCGGACTCGCCCATACCATGTTGTTCTCTTTTGCGTTGTAATATGGAATACCCTTGATGTCTGTTGGTTCCCATAGAGGAAGTCTGATGTCAACGACTTCTCTTTTCTGTGCATCTGCGATCTGCTTAACGATGTCTGACTTACCGATACCCGGTGCTCCCCACATCATTATGGGTCTCTGTAATTTGATACAATGTGTTAGTGCTGACTTGGCCTCGTTCGGACCAACTGTTCTGTTTTGACTGCCTATTGCCGCCTCTTTGTTTTTACTTGATCTTACCATTTTTGTACACTCCTGTTTAAAATGTTTATAGTATCATTATAGCAGGATCTTAGTACACGTCAACCTGGTAAAAGTCGCGGTTTTATTGGCTTTCTTGGTCCTCAGCCTTGCTCATAGCCCGTGCTAGACCGTATTTCGTCACATCTCCAGCGAAAAGCATCAGTTGTAGTGCCATCTTCTCCATTGTGACAATGATCTTTGCCTTGTCAACGAAGTATGGGCAGTCAACGAACTCATCCAACCAGAGGTATGTTTGGGGGGTGAATATGATCTTCTGTGGGAATTTCACGGTGTATGTTTTCAGGTCTATGCTTTCCAACATCTCGAAGCCCGGTTTGGTCAGCCTCAGGGATCTGGCCTGATAACTCTCACGTACATTCTGCCACCATGTGTAGTAGTTGGTCTTGACGGTCTCGTCATGTATGGGTTGTTCCAGCAGTTGCATGAAGGTCCGGGTGTAGGCTGTCTTGCGATCCATTGTACAGTTAATTATCTAGTGAATTTGTCGCCGGTCTTTAAAATGTAAACACCAAACTTGTCCGTGTTGTGTTGTGTGTTCAGTTTCTTGGCTAGGTTCTCCGCGTGTCCTGGGTTGGAGAATGAAACTTTCTTGTATTTTGGTCCAGGATAGTTAGCCACCAAACTTGAACTTTTCAAGTTGATGGGTTTGCCGTCATAGAAAACAGCCCAGATGCCCTCAGCCGCTAAGACCTCATCCATCTTGAAGGTAGTCTTGTTGCTGTGTTGAAGTAACACTGTGGGTTTAGGCCTGGACACTAATCAAATTCCTCTTTAATATTACGGATTTAAATTTTGCTCTTTGTTCAGCAGACCAACTGTAACCAATCCTTGGTTTCTGTTTTGCTCTTGCTTCTTTAATTTTCTGTATCGTTTCTGCAGAGTGTTTTCTATCAAGCATCGGTGCTTTCTGTGTTGCCCGTGCTTCTCTAATTCTTTGTTTTGTTTCTTCGTTGTGCCTATGTGCTTTTGATGATGCTTTGATCTTCATTCTTCCTTGCTCTGTAACACCTGTATCACCGCCCATCAAACCATCTTCTTCTTTTAAATTGGCGTAGTCTCTTGATTCAACTATGTTGTGCTTCATAGAATAGTCTAATGCGTATTTTACTAACTCTTTCTTGTCTGTAAAAGTCTTGGTCCACACAGTTGATACGTCATCTCCGTGCTTCTTTAAATGTCGGGTCCAATAGACACCTGAACCCGTATAGGATTCCGGGTTTCTCACCGTCTTTCCAAAGTACATCAACCCCGTTTGGTTGTGTTTTTTTAAATATAGGTAGGTCACTTTCATACAACTGTATTTACCAGAAAAGTTATCTCTAGGTAGTATCGGGCAGAACGGAATGTTATCTTTAGGTTTATATGAAGTTATTATTTCTCAGAGAACTCGCCACCATCCATTTCGATGTTGACCGTCTGTGCTTCTCTGGCAGTTTTCAATGCTTCTATGATCTCTTCCTGTATTGTTACCATACGTGTCATCACCTGTGTGAGGCTGTCTGCCAACTGGTCCGCTTCCTTGGCCGGTATGATGATCTGTCTCTCGCCCTTCTGTCTAAGGGTTCTTATCCTGCCTATCAGATCCTCGATGGGTCTAGTTTGAATCTTGGAATTGTTTGACTGCGTCATTTAATACCTGTTGCATTTCTATTTTAGATTTTATTGGTCCCCGGTAATCGTACCTTGAAAGTGTGATCATCTTGGGACAGTAGGCCTTACGCCATCCCTTTTCAAAACAGATTATGTAGTAGCCCGCACAGAACTGGCTCTTGCTCTTGGGTGTCTTGGTGTACACCGGCAGTTGGTTCTTCACGTCGAACATGGGGTTGTAAGGATGTTGGCTACATGGGTAACCATGCACGTCAAAATTGTCTGTTTGAACTTCTTCCTCTGGTTTCTTTAAATTTGATTCATCGAACATGCCAAATCCGAACTTTGTGAACAGGCTCTCCTGTGTGTGGAAAACTTCTCTGTTGTCCTGTTTGCTGAGGAAGATCCAACCGTTGTCCGCTTGTTTCTGTAGGGTACCTAGTTTTTGGCCGTTTTGCTCGACTATCCAGAACTTGTCTTTGACTAAGGTCTTTGCTCTAACTGTCATTGTGTTAACCTCGCATTAAAAGGCTCAACATACAGTTGTGCCTGCTCACTAATCCTATTTAAATCATACTTGCCACAGAACCTCATGAATCTGATTCCAACTTGGTCAATGCTCTTGTTCTCTGCCTTGGCCTGTGCAATCGTTTGATCAAGTTCTTCTATTATGGCTTCTGGTTGTGCGTGTAGATCCACCAATGCCCTGTTCCTTTCGTAGTCTTCCATCACTCTGTGTTCGTTGCCCTCATGGTCCACCCATTTGCTCAACATCAGGTTGTTCCATGTGTATCCTTTTTCCTTGCGATCTGCGTATGCTTCTTGTAATCCTATCTTGTTTTTTGTGCCCTTTGTACGCACACCTGGGTATGCTGAGAATATGTTGTCCGAAGGATCACCCCTCATGCTCTTCTCAAATATGATCCATTCCACGTCAGGTGCGGGTTTGGGTGCTTTCAATTTCTTGTCTATAACAGGTGTGCCGTTTCTCTCAAACCAGCCCTCATGTGTCATTGTGACTTCGTTGACACCGTTGTACTGCTTGACATGTGGTGTTATCAGTTGATTTAAATCCTTGTCTGTGCTTATGATCACGTGCTTTTGATCAGGGTGCTTGTCTATCCAACGTGCGATCAGGTCATCTGCTTCTACTCTCTTATTCTGTAACACTGTGACGTTTGTTTTTGTTTTTATGAAGTCCACGAAGTCATCATAGCACTCCCAGAACACGTCATTCTCTTCCTTCTCTTTCTCTGTCATGGCCTCTGCCATCACCTTACGATTCCTCTTGTATGGTGCGTATAGATCTTTCCTGAATGATCTGCCTTCCAGGCAGAATACCACATGAGAGCCATCAAAGTCTCCCCATGCTTTCTTGATGGATGCGAACATGATGTGTATGGCCATGCCGATCTTCTCAGATGTGTCACCCCTTGTGACGTGTCTGGCCCTGAAGAATGTGTTTGCTGTGTCTACTAGTATGTGTGTCAAATTAACCCCACCAGTTTTGTGTGAACTTAGGAAGTTTCTTTTTGATAGGAGTCCATATGGCCGCTTCGGCTCTGCCTATAAACTTAGGTCTTGGAACCATCCAACCAATAAAAACACCAAGTAAAAAATAACCCATTATGATACCTCAGTCTTGCCGTCGTCTCTCCTGGTCATTTTCACGTGACCTGAGGCATTCACATCTAGGCCTTGCTCATTGCCTATGGTCTGGCAAAGTGTCTGGAACCACCTGTCAACAATCTCTTCCTCGCTCTCACCTTGGTATCCGGACTGTTTCAACATGTTCACGAACTCAGGATTCCAGTCTAGCTCAAAGAAACCATTCCTGGGATTCTCAGGATTGACATTTAGATTTAGAACTTTAACTTCTGGCTCTTCGCTCTTCTTAGAACCTTTCTTGTTCTTTTTCTTTATTGTTGTCTTTGCTGTTTTTTTTACCTTCATAATACTATTATACCTTATTTTTGTTTTTAAGTCTACTACTTTCTAAGAAATACTTACGCTTGATCTTATTGTTTACAGTTCTAGGCAATTCAAACACCTCGATTATATGTTTTGGTATTCTTTCCGTGGTAATTTTAGTTTTTAAAAACTTCCTTAATTGTGCTATGTTGTCGTTGTGTTTTTCTGTAAACTTAACATAAGCGACTAAATTTTCCACTGAAGAATTTTCTTCTAATGCTACTACACAATTTTCTACATACCTGTGTTCTAATATTGTTTTTTCTATATCTAACGGTGATACGAATATTCCTTTTATTTTAAAAACATCATCTTTACGTCCTTTAAAGATTAGTTTTCCTTCCTTCTCTATCACGATGTCTCCGGTCTTGACCCAACGTCCTATGTAATTTTCATTGCTGGCCTCCTGGTCCTTCCAATACATCAATGCCTGTGCAGGATGACTCACGTGAAGTTCTCCAGGTTCCCCGTGTAAACATTCTTTTCCTCTCTCGTTTATTATCTTGTATTCTATGCCACCTATCACACTGCCCATGTTATCAAAGCTCACATCATCTTGCTGTATTGATATAGCAGACCAAATTTCCGATGTGCCGTATCCGTCAAAGACTTTCAGCCCAAATATTTCTTTTATTTTTTTTCTTAGTTGTTCTGTGAGATATTCCCCGGAACTCATGATTTTAAGGTTACTGGGTAATTTCCTATCTTTTCTTTTACACATAGCATCAAGTACGTATGGCCCAATGCACAATGTTGTTACCTTGTTCTCGTGTATCATATTAAAAATTATTGCAGGTGCCGGTGCAGATTTTATAAGACAAATTGTTGACTTGTTTGACAATGTCCACATAAGTTGTGCTAGACCCCATGCAAAGGACATCTTTGCCACAGATAGCACAACATCATTTTCCTTGATGTCTACTCTTTTGTTGGCCACGTTATAGAGCCTTTCAAACGATCCGTGACTGTTTACGATTATCTTATGTTTTCCTGTACTACCGCTAGACAGCGTCCACCAACACATTTCGTCGTTGTTCCATACGTATGGCTCAACAGTGTTGTCAGCGTCTGTGTTTATTTCTGATTCGGGTATTGCAGTACGTCCAGCAAATGATTCGTTGTCTTTACAGATAATAAATCTACAGTCTGCTAGGTCACACAGATAATTCAGATCCGTCTCTAGCAAATTTCTATAAAGTAATAGAGGATTCGCACCTATCATTATGCAGGAGAGGAAAGCCACAGGCCAATCCACAGTGTCGTTGAGGAATATACCTACCCTTTGTTGGGGTAGTATTTTGTATTTTTCCTTCAAGCAATGAGCAAAATTTTTAGTTTTATTTTCTAATTGTTGGTAGGTTAGTTCTCCACCACAGGAATCAACACAAGCAAGTTTTTGCTTGTTTGAATTTGAAAATACCCAATGTGCAAAATTACTTCTTGTAATGGACATAACCAATAACTGCTGTTGGAATCATGAATAAAATTAATCCTAGGCCCGCTCTATCTATTGGTAGGGTAGTGAAGGTCGAACCGATGCCCACGATTGTGATTACTACCAGTGTGTAAAATATAAGATCTGTTGGAATCTTTTTCCTAGACAATAGTGCGTAAAGAGTGGGAGCCAGCATTATAATTCTCAGTAGACCGAATGTGGATACCAGTACCCATATGTCAATTCTAAATATAGCAATCATATATGACAACAACATTACTATACCCATTGCCCATCTACTCACTGTGATTGGATTTGATCTCTTTATTATGTCATTTGATATCACTGTGCCTGCACCGTTTAGGGTTGAATCAATAACACTAGATGCTTTGAACAGTATCGTCAGCATAAAGAATATTACACCTGATAATCCAAATGTTTCTTTTATAACGTGCATTTGTATTACATAAGGGTCGACATTTGTAGCAGGATCGAGAGTAAAGACACTGCCTGTGATAAATGCCATACCTGTCACAACAAACACAAGAATAGCACTTGCTAACCAATATGTTCTGATTGTTTTGGTCTTGTCTCCTAGTGCAAACACATTTTGATACTGCATGTTATCTGCGAAGAACGATCCAACAAAAATTAATGCCAGGAACATACCTTTACTCCACATTAACCCCGGATCGAATAAACTTGTTGGCCTTGCAGTCGTCCAGTTGTCAATGACTGTTGAGAATCCGCCATTATCCATTACAATGTACAAACTGGCAAAAATGGATACAATCAGTAGAAATATCATGTTGAGTACATCTGTTCTATGACAGGCTTTTTGTCCTCCTAACACACCGTAAGCTAACACAGTGAGAGCTACTATCGACACAATCACATTGTAATTGAAATCTTGTGATATGAATTCTGCAACTATCCCAAATGATGTTAGCGTACTGCTGACAGCGTATACACAAGCCGCAACTTGCAAGAACTGATACAGGATGGTCAATTTTTTGTTTTCGTATCGGTGTTGTATAAAAGAGTTCAGGGTGAATCCTTTTGGAAATTTTTCCAACAGTATCTTCCCAAAGTATCCAAACATTGCAGAAGCGGCCAGGAAAGGTAATCCGTACCAAAACACACCCGCAGGTCCACTTTCAAAACCAAATCTTCCAATGAATAATAATCCTAACACCCATAACCAAGAACTGGCGGCACTTGTTGCTACCAACCAAGTTGGTGCTGATCTTCCAGATACCCAAAACCCTTGCGTGGTTGTTTTGTATTTGCTATCTATACTTGCTGTTGCTGTAATAGTAAATGCCAGGTATAAAATTAAGCAGATCCATAAAGGATCAATATTTTGTAAAATACTCATTGCGATTATTTAATATCTTTTCTAAGTTCCCCATTTATTTCCGAACAGATCTACATGTAGCCTTGGACTGTACTTGAATCCACTCTTCATTGCCATCTCCGCCACTTGTGATGATGTCTTTGCCTGGCCCTCTTGCGTGGCCCCCACTGCCATCAGGTATATGTCACCTGTGACTCCTGCCTGTGCGTATGCTTCTCTGGCCGCATCCACTTCTTTGAGATCTATTTCGTCCTGCACCACGAACTTGAAATACAGGTGCGTGTTTGGTATCTGTGCGTACTGTCTCGCCACGTCCGCCTTTATGGCCTTCTCCCATGCCTCACCTGATATGCTCAACTTGGGTGATGTTGACCATGTCACATGTACAGGATCTTTGGTGTAGTCGCCCGCGGTCAGCCCATGCATGAACTTGTCAAAGTTGTCTTTCCACGGTTGTGTGCAGTTGGTCTCTATCGTTATGTTCTTTAGGTCTTGGAATTCCTGGCATCTTATCAGTGCCTCTATCTGTCTCTGCCACATCATTGGCTCGCCACCTGTTATCACCAAGTGTACGTCTTGTCCGTTGTCGCACGTCCATTTGTTCTCGGGTGTGAAAGCTGTGACTTTCTTTGCTATGTCGTTGACCGGATCCCAGTCAACCAGATGTTTGTACCTCTGTGACCAACTTGCCGATGCGTCACATCCTACGTTCACGACCGGTAGGTCTGATATGTGTTTCAGTTCTGAAATGTCTTGTGTGTTATAAGGCATTTCTTCAACAGGTATCCATTTGCTCCGGTCCCTGCCCTGTCCAAATCCGTGACAGTGGAAGTTGCAACCAAATGTCCTGAAGAACACACTGGGCACACCAACGAATCTACCTTCGCCCTGTACACTGTAGAATATTTCCGAGTATCTTATTTTCTCTACCATATGTCTGGTTCTATATCTTTTGTTGCTTGTACTATCTCTTCTATTGTAAACTGACCTTGCTGATCTGTCAACTCGATCCACTTCACCTTGTTGTCCTCTATGATGATTTTCCATTTGCCATCAGGGGAAGTATTACCAGACACTATTTTTTCTTGTTCTTGTCTAGTCTTACAACCTTGCCGTCAGTGTCCTTGAGATGTCCAACAGATTCTCTTTTTATGTCGTTGTGTGAGAAGTTGGCCCAATACAGTTCAAACGCAACACCGTCTGTCATGCCCTCGAAAGAATGATATAAGCCCGGTCTCACTGCTGTGAAGTCTCCCGGGTTGAGTATCGTCTCATCCACTAGGTCGTAATCCTTCTGCCATACTCGAATTTTTAATTGTCCACTCATGCAGTAGAATCCATTCCACTTCCATTCGTGTAGGTGTTTTGAACACACTCCGCCTTCTTTAAAATCTATCCTGTGGAACTCACAGGCATTGTTTGCCACTATGAGTTCTGTCTCGCCCCAAATTTTTCCTGCTTTATACATAAATTTTGTACCTTTCGTTAATAGTATTATAGTACATATTTAGAAGAATTGTCAACAGGGGAAAATTAATTCCCCTGTCAATTCTATATTACTTGCTTTTCTTTAGATCAGAACCAGCATTTTTAAATGATGCTTGTACTGATGCACTTACTTTGATCCTAGTAGACAGATGTCTGAGTAGTAATCCGTAAGCCGGTAGGAAGATGACCAGACCCAATAGTATTTTCAATACCACTTGTGATCCTGCGATCTCTACCCAGTTTGCCGCCATGTACTCGTCCGCACTGTTGTTGAATGCAACAGCAAAGAAGGCATACGTGTCTATGAGATTCGCCGCAACGGTTGATACCGCTGGTGCCAACCACCATTGGGAGAACTTCTCTCTCAATATTTGGAACACGTAAACGTCGAGCATTGTACCAACAGCATAAGCAGTGGCACTTGCGAAACCAATTCTCAATGCTACCGATCCCGGTGCTCCTTCAGCCAACACGACTGCGACTGATCCAATTATTGCTAACGGATACGCAACTGCGATGGTCTGTCTTGCGATTGATTTACCCAGTAGTCTAACTGTTAAGTCAGTCGCTATTACTACTAATGGGAAAGTGAATGCCGCCCACGTCAGTTTGATTCCCATTATTTCTACTGGGACTGCCACCAACGCATTTGAAACGATGATCACTATCACGTGTAGTGCTACCAATTTCAACAGCATTGCCTTGTTTATGTCTTTGAACATTAAATCTCCTTAAGGTTTTTATTAATGTCAGTAATTGTAACAGTTTTGTGGTGGAAAGGTCTATACAACCTTTAGTTTATTTGTCCCATTCTTCCCATGGGAAAACTATCCATGCGGGCACTTCGTCCTTGTTGATCTCGTAACCATGGTAATCTACTTTGACCTCACTTGGCTTGTTGTGGATCAACGCCGCGAACTTGATACGTTGTTCGTGTTTGCCGAAGTTGTCGATTATGTATTTGAATGTCGCTCCGGAGTCGTTGATGTCATCTATGATCAAGATCTTCTTCTGGTATGCGAATGCTTTCTCTAGTGTCTGTAGGTTTGGTTTGGCTGTGTGATCCCTCAGTCTAACATCAAGTGCCTCGTGTGGCACTTTCAATCTGTGCGACAGATACACACCTGGTATGCAACCACCCCTGTTGATGCCTAGTATGATGTTGGGCATCCAGTTGCTATGCACCATCTTGTCTTCGATCTGCATCAGTGCATTACGCATCTGACCTGTTGTGAAATAATTTTTATCAGTCATTTAAACTATTATATAACAACTAGCACAGGTTGTCTATTGGGATAATGTCCTTGTAGCTATTTTTCCTTACCTTGTCAAAGTCTTCTAAGTGTTTAATGCAGTCTGCGGTCAACGTTTTATCTTGTTCGATGTTTTCCTGTGTTGCATTCCTCACGAAGTTTATGAACTCCTTGTTCAGTCCTGAATAATCCTCGGTGTCGGCTAGGAATTTTTCCTTTACATGTCGGGTAAGTGCTGATATATGGAAATGTTTTGGATAGGTCAACATGATTGGGCGTATTTCTAATACTATAGAATCAAAGAAATTTGTCATAGCCATGATCGAGTGATAACTAGGTGCCTGGACCACATGGTTGATTTTTAAAATTAGATTCTTTATCTTCATATCTTGTACGAGTTTTAAATTACTGGCTAGTTTCTGCCATGTGTGACCGTACCTCAAATATTCGTGTGTTTCGTGAGTGCCTTCAACGGACACACTCAACCATACCTCCTTGAACTTTCCAAAGCATTCAAACAAGTTGGGGTTGATCACGGTTAGATTGCTAGTGAAGTGTAAAACACATTTTTCTTTCTGTGAGTCCGGTATACGTTCTATGACTTGTTCTATCCACGGTATGATGAAAGGTTCCCCACCGGTAAATTTTATGTGTATGGCCTGTGGTAGATAACGATTACACCACTCTACGAAATCATCTCCTTTGGGCCAGTCAAAATCTTTCTGATCATACTCCCGGCCATGCCTGGCATTGAGAGCAGGATTGGCATTGGCCTCTGCCAGTAGTTGACTGCTTAGACGTGGCGTACACATTATACACTTGAGATTACAAAGATTTCCCAACACTAGGTCAAAACTCTTTATGTTAGCCACTTCCGGGTTTTCTACCTGGTCCATTAATCGTGTATTGGTGTTCCTCCCGACAGTCCTGTTTGATATGAGTCTCAGTGAATCGCCACCTTGCTCTTCGTCACGCCAGCATGATGCACAATTTTTATTTTTAACACCATTCAACAGGTCCTCACGTAATTCGTTAAGTTCCGAAGAATCGAAATACTCGTCCAATTGATTGTAATCGTATTTGCGATTGTTTTTTATCCTACAACAAGGTGTTATTGTTTTATCTGAATCTAGGTATAGACTGTACCATGGAGCCACGCAGAATGTGTTTTTGTCTACCATAGCAATATTTAAGATCTATATCAATCCAAAGTATATTATGTAGTACCTGAATGCCCCTGAGACCAACATGGCCAGCAGTATGGTGTTCAATATTATCAATGCTCGATCATGCCATTTGAAACCAACCCATAGCCAGCCCGCCGTTCCAACTATGGAACAGGTTATGTCATATATCTTGGGTATCTCCTCCACAGATCTGAACAGCACCGCCACGCAGACGAATGCCACCGAGACCCATTTGACGTACCATGTTGAGTCGTGTACGGGTGTGACCTTACGCACAGCACTCAGGGTGTCCTCGAGTGTCCCGATCTTTTCCTCTATCTCGTCTATCCTATTTGGTGTAACGCTCATATACCCTGTTGATCACGTTGTGTGTTGTTACGAAACTGGCACACTTGGCCATGTCCTTCAATCTTCTTGCACCTATGTATGTGCAGGCACTCCTAACACCGCCTACGATGTCTTCTAATGTGTTGTTCACAGGTCCTCTGTAAGGCAATGATATCAGTCTGCCCTCGTTACCTCTGTATCCATCTTTCCTCTTCCCGTGTACTTCTCTTGCACGGTCTGAACTCATTCCATAAAATTCTATTCTGTCATCCACTACCGGCTGTTCTGACTCATCGTGTCCGGCCAACATACCACCAATCATGACCATGTGTGCCCCGCCACCAAATGCTTTTGCTATGTCTCCTGGATACACGCAACCGCCATCTGCCATTATGTGTCCGCCAACGCCATTCGCCGCATCTGAACATTCCACTATTGCTGAGAACTGTGGTACACCAACGCCGGTCATTGTTCTTGTCGTGCATACCGATCCTGGGCCTATGCCTACCTTGACCACGTCTGCACCATTGATGATCAATTCCTCCGTCATCTCGGGTGTCACTACGTTACCTGCCACAATAACTTTGTCTGGGTATTGGTCTCTGACTTTCTTGATGAAGTCCACCATGTTCTGATGGTATGCGTTTGCAACGTCAACGGTTATCATCTTGATGTCTGGGAACATCTCTAATACTGTTTGCATAGTGTTCCAGTCAGGGGCATCTGGATCAAACATCACATTTGTTCCTGTGCATACTGACACTGATTGCATTCTCAGTCCTGTGCCCGCGGCCGCCTTCCACTGTTCTGGTGTGGTTGACTTTGTTATCACAGTCATCATTTTATGATCTTGCATGGCCTTGGCCATTGAGAATGTGCCAACACCGTCCATGTTACTTGCGAATATCGGAAGGAAGTCCATGACCTTGGGTGAATTACGGAAACTGAACTTGCGGGTCATCTCCACATCTTTCCTTGATGATAGTGTGGAACGTTTGGGTTGCAGTAGAACATCTTCGAAGTTTAATTTTGGATCTGTGTTAATTCTCATCGCTTTCCTTTTCCTTTGATTCACACATCTGTTTCACTGTGTTATAATGTTCCCAGGCGTCTTTGAGTGCAGGATACTTGTCCCTCAATTCGTTGTCGTAGTCGAAGTTCAACTGTCCTAGGTCGCCTATGTCGTAACTCACTGATCCAGGTCCTACCTGTGTGAGTACATCTCCACCCCATATGACATCCTTGTAATCAGAGGTGTACACTTGTTCTGTTTGTTTCTTCTTTTTGACCATGCTACCTGGGAGCGAACTCCTGTTGTAGTTTGATGTTGTCGAAGAACTCCTGTTTGGTGCCCTTGTCATCCTTGAACGCACCTTTCAGCACTGTGGTCTGTGTCAGACTGCTGTGTGCCATGATTCCCCTGTTCTCACAACAACCATGCGTTGCCTGAATGTACACGCCCACGTCATTACTGCCAGTCGCTTTCATTATCTCTCTTGCTATGTTGTTACATAATTCTTCTTGTAGTGTTCCTCGTCTCGCACACCATTGGGCGATCCTTGTGTACTTGCTCAATCCGATAAGTTTCTCCGCCGCGAGTATTCCGATGTATGCGATACCGCTCACTGGTTGGTGGTGGTGCGAACAAACACTCTTGAGTTCTGAACGAATTGTTAATATGCCTGTGTATGCTTCTGACATCTCTTGTGGAAATGCAGTTGCGTTGGGCATTGGGTTGTAACGTCCTGCCATTAATTCATTGATGTACATTTTAGCAAGTCTTCTGCCTGTGTCGTTGCTGTTGGGATCATTCTTCCTGTCGATCAGTAGACTGTCCAGTACAGACTCAAACTTGGGTGTAAGTTCTTCGATCAGTTTCTGCTTGTCTCCCTCTTCTAGGTACTTGCTGACATTGTCACCTGCCCAGAAACGACCTTTGTCTGCTTCGATTCTGTTTCTTATAGTCTTTGATACGGGCTCGTCTGGCATCCAGCTGTCTTTTAAAATGTCCTCGTCCATCATTATTGTATTTCCTTCTTGTGTGTCTTGTTATACCATTGTACAGCAGTTGACACCACGTTGTCAATTGAACTCTGTGTGGGCTCCCAATCTAATATTTCCTTTGCCTTGGTTGTGTCAGCGACGAGGTAAGCGGGATCTCCTGGTCTGTTGTCGTGCATCTCTATATTCATGGAGCCTGCGTATTTCTGCACGGTATCGATCAGTTGTCGGTTGGAGGCTGGCTCGCCTGATCCCAGGTTGAAAACCTCTGACACTGGATTCTGCGAAGCGTAGTTCAATGATTTGAGGTGTGCGTCTGCTAGGTCCATCACGTGTACGTAATCCCTGACACACGTGCCGTCGTCTGTTGGGTACTTGTCTCCGAATATCTTGAATGTGTTGCCTTGCTTGGCGGCCGCTATGGCCAGTGGTATGATGTGTGTTTCTTTTTCCCTCAGTTCTCCCACTTCCGCTTCTGGGTCTGCACCCGCGGCGTTGAAGTATCTCAGTCCCACACTGGAAAGTCCATATGCCACTTTGTAATCTCGACAAACCTGCTCGATCATCAATTTGCTGGCACCATAAGAACTGATGGGATTCGGCACATCGGTCTCCATGCACAGTTGCATTCCTGGATCTCCATATGCGGCCGCACTCGATGAGTACACGAATGTCTTGACCCCGCACTCGATCAGTTTGTCTAACAATGCTATTGTCGTGATCAGGTTGTTCTTGTAGTACAATGACGGGTTGGCCACACTCTCAGGCACACTTGTACTGCCCGCGAAATGTATGCAACTGGTTATGTTGTACCTGTTGATTATCTCATCTAGCCTGTCCATCTCCTGTGGTAGATTCAAGTTGTAGTTTGGACCGAAAGAAACCAATCCTTCCCTGAAGTGCCTGTCCACTGTGACTGGCAGGTAGCCGTTCTTGGCCAACATTTTGCAAGTGTGTGAACCCACGTAACCTGCACCTCCTGTTACTAGTACTGCTTTGCTGGATCCCTTAATACTTGGATTCTGATACTGGTGTCCTGTAGTGTCTTCCATCTCTTCTCCATTGTTCTCCCTTGCCTGTCATGATGTCTATCATTCTGTCTATCGTGCCGTCTGTCCAGTCTGATATCTGACCCATACTAGGGGATGGTGTTATTAGTAATTTCTTCAGTTTCTCCATTGCGTCTCTGCCTGACCATGGAACATACATCCTCGTCTCGTCATTTGCGAAAGTCTCAGGGAATGATCTGTATGCCGGGAACAACACATTTGTACCTAGTGCATCTGCTTCTGATACTGTGTTGGACACCCAGTCCTGTAATGCACAGTTGAACAGTACCCTTGAATCTGAGAGTATGTTGTAGTACTCGTCCTTCTTCAAGTTCTCATATATTTTAAGTGTGCCTTCTTCTTCCATCTGTCTCGCTTGGTCAACGTATACTTGGTTGTTGCTTCTAAGAGGTCCCCCGCAACATATAGCGAATTCCACTTCTGGTAACTTGGGATTTGATTGCCAGTGTCTTATCATGTCCATGAAGAACCCTGGTTGTTTCTCTTGGTCCCATCTCGCACCAAATACCACTCTCATCTTTCTCTCTGCGAAAGGTTTCTGTGCCACTCTGCCTTGTACTTCTTCCTTGCCAAAGCTCAGACCTGATATGTTGTAGATGGGTGCTGTCCAGTTTGCGATACGCATATGTGCAACCATCTCTTCGTTTGTTGCGAGTATGTTGACGTTGGGAATTTCATTACACATCTGTTCATATAGACTCATCCACTTGGCCATGCCCCAAACGTGTACGAAGTCATCTGGATCCACTGCCTGTGCTAGGCATCTTAGATAAATTTTTGGTCTGTATTCCTCAGGCGACTGCATCAGTATGTATGGAAGTGATTCCATGCCCGGTTGGAACATGTCCTCAAAGAATATAGCATCGTCTTTTGTGATCTCCCCTGCCTTCATCATCTGCACGAGGTTCATAAGTTGACTCATGCCAAAATAACTCCTGCCATGTGCGTCTAGTACCTGCCCTGTCACGATAGCCTTGGAATCATCAATGGTTGTGCCTGGTACAACGACGTATTCAACACCTGCCTTCTTGTATGCTCTTTCAGTCCAGTCTTGTAGTTGTAAAGTGTATCTGCCTTCGTATGGCTCTAGGCCCATGTAAAATATTTTCATAATGCTAGTATAACAGTTTTATTCTCCTTTGTCATTAAAATCTTTGTACAAAGTGTATTGTGCTGTTAGTTCATCTCCTTTTTTAATTTCTCTAGTTGTAATTAGGTATTTGACAGGCTTCTGATGCCAAAATCCTTTTATGTTCTTGCAGTTTGGTTCATCGGAATGATTATAGAAAGCACCCAAGGCAGTTCTTATGCTACCATGTGGAAAGTTTTTATCGAGTATATGCACAATGCCTAAAACAACTTCCGCTTCGAAATCTTTTGTGGCGAACAATCCAAGTCCTTGCACATCTGATTCTTTAATTGTAAGTCCGTCGGGTAATGGTTTATACATT